GGACGGAAGCTCGGCGGCGTAGATATACACGCCCCCGGCATAGCTCTCCGCCACGGGGGCGAACGTCCCGCTCATGGCGTCCGCCGCGCCGAACACGACCTCCGGCGTCATCGCTTCCGCCGCGCCCGTAAGAGGCACGGCGGCGCGGTACGGAAAGTCCCCGTAGGTCTCGTCCGCGGCGAACGACGCCGCTTCCACGGTCGTATTCGTGAACGTCAGCTTCACCGCGTCGGCGGCGAGATTGCTTGCGCCAACAGCCCCCGCAGCAAAAGAAAGTGCGCCGAGATTGGCTCGCGCTGTAGCCGCGTCGGTAGCGCCCGTACCGCCAGAATCCACAGATAGCGGGGTTTGCAGAAATGCAGATCGAACCAGAGATGTAATTTTCGATACAATGTTCGACCACGGCGTTTTCCTGTTTTCAGTAGCCGAAACGTCGTAGAACGGGAAATAATCCCCATCCGCGAGCGTTGCCTCCGCCGTCAAATCGTTCGTTGCGATCTGCCGCTTTTCAATCGCCGCCGGGATCAAGGTACTATCCGTGGAGCTTACCGGAATAACCGAACCGGTAAGAACCACATTCCCAGCTGTATCCGGCGCAGTACCGTTTACCGTCACAACAGAGCCGGAGCCATTCATGCCGTTATAAACGGAGAACGTGGTATACTCCCCGTTGTCGAATGTGATTTTATATGTATCGGTTGTACCGGGAGAGTGTGTACCGCTTTGCAGCGTGATAGACGCAATGCCGTTGCCGTTCTTCACGGCGAACGTGGAGGTCGTTCCATCCGTGAGCGCAACGGTGTAGGTGTCCGTCAAGCCGCTTGTTCCGGTTTTGGCAATGCTCTTGATGGATGAACCGTTTGTCACGGTAAAGTTGGTGCTTGTGTTGTCCGAGAACGAGATTTTGTAAGTGTCCACAAGGCCGGATGTGCTGATTTTCGCAACGCTGGTAATAGCCCGTCCGTCCGTTCCCTTGTCGCCCTTTGCGCCGGTCGCGCCGCGTACCGAAGTAGTCTGTACCTCCGTATCGTCAGACATGATGAACGTCAGGGTATAGTCATCGTTTAGGGTAATGCTCTTAATGCCGCCGTGTCCGTCAAGTGCCGTTGCAAGGTCGTTGATAAGCACCTGCCCGGTCAGGGACTTTGCCTGTCCCGCCTGTTCCATCACAAACAGGTCTGTCGTGGTTACGGATGATGCTCTCGGAAGTTCGCCTACTGTCTTATCCGCGATAAGTCATTCCTCCTTATCTTTCGCCGTTTCCGGTTTCATGAGTTTTTCGATAAGCAATTTAATATAAACGAGCTTCTCAAAATTCTCCCATCCATCGACGCGGAGAGTGCCGAGAAGCTCCTTAATCCTATTCAGTTCTTCCATTCTCAAACCTCGCTCGCGTACTTCTGCCGCAACGCCGCCCGCTGTCCGCCGGATTCGTTGACAAGATACTCAAATTTCGTGTAATGCTCGAATACCGTCTCTTCTCCGCTTGCTGCTGCATACCGTATTTTCACCGTTTTCCTCTCGTCGCTGAAAATAGATGCCGCCTCAACGAAAGAAAGACCGGGAAGTATAACATACAGCATCCCAACCGTAGCAAGCCCACAGAATGCGCATGGATACTCGCTACCGTCCCCAAAAATGATTTTATCCATTTGTTCTCCTTACGCCGTATAAGTTAACACCGGCAAGAACTCTCCACCCGATGTAAGCACTTGCCCGAGCGTTACCGTGTATCCGTACAGGCTAAATTCCTTACTATTTCTCACAGAGATTTTTCCGGCGTTCATCTGAGCAGCGACTACAGCACCGGAAAAAACATCCCCTGAGTAGTATCCGTTCGCAATGCCGCCATTCAAGTACCCGTTAGTGTTTGCCGTCGTGATTGTTCCCGATCCGATTTGATCGCCTTGAACGAATCCAGCGTCGCCGCCCGTTTGTATCTTATTGGCATAGACATTTCCCGTAAACGTGCCGTCTGTCGCGTACAGTTGCCCGTTGCTGTCCACACGGAATTTTCCGCCGCCAAGAGCAATACCGTCCTTGCCGATGTAAACGCCGTTCACTGTGCCTTTCAGCTCGGATAGCTGGTTATAAATGGCGCTCTCGGTAATGGTAAAGCCGTTGTCAGCGCTTCCTATATAACCAGACGTCGCCTTGATCTGCCCTGTCACGTTAACGCCGTCTTTCGTCGCCTCGAACACCGTTTGCCCGGAGCTTTCCAGCCGGAACCCGTCCGCCGTAAGCGACCATCCGAAAGAGGAAGAATCACCGCCTGTCTGCGTTACCCTTGCGGCGATTTCCTGCGCGTGCAGCTCCAAAGCCGCCCGCATTTCCGTTTCGCTCGCTTCTCTCGCCGTAACCTCCGCCTGAATGTTTGAGGCATTCACACGTAGGCTTGCCCGCGTCTCGGCAAACTGCCGCGTGGTCTTGCGGTCAGTCGGGGATTTGTACGGGTACTCGTGGTCTACGGCGTTCTCCTGCGGCGCGGAGATACGCGCCGCCATCAACGTGGAAAAATTTGTTTCGTTGACGTAGATACCGGAGAAAATGCCGTTGATGGTAACGCCGTCGCCAAGCTCTGCCGCCGGGTCGAGCCGCGCCCATTCCGTGTCATACGGGCGGTACACAAATTCGCCGATGCTCGACAATATATCGTTCGCCATCTGCTGTGTACCCCACGGGCATTCCAATTCTAAAACGTTGTCTCCGCTCCCGGCTTCATAACACGTTTCATCGTCAATATTGATGCGCACCTTGGTATATTTCGGCAGCTCCGGCGTGGAAGTATAGCCAGCCGCGCTCCGACCGATAAAAACAGAATCAGACAAGGATACGAACACCTCCAAACGTGATGGTATACCCGGCGGTATCTACGAGATAATGTGTCTCAACACCGATCTCATTTAGCCGGACAAGACGGAGCTTGCCATCGTCCGACATGATGAAGTTTCCGGCGTACATCGCGGCGATGTATCCCAAGATTTCCCGCATGGCGTACCCGCCGGGATACTGCACCAGATACCCGCGCTGCATAATCTCCGCTGTGCGGGAATCGACCTCCACGCCCATATACCCGGCGATAAGGTTTACAACCTCAATGCCCGTTTTGGGCCATGTTCCGATTTCCCCGGTAGTGGGGAAATCGTTCTCAGCCTTTAACATCGCGTCATACCCGTGGAAAACGATCTCATCCGTACTCTCGCCGTCGGAGCGCGTGTCGATATAGAAAACGCCTTTCGGGATCCATTCGCTTTCTTTCGTGTCATTCACAGCGCGGATGAATGGCTTGATGGAGGACATACGGGCAATCGCCGCCGTGGGCTTTACCATCGTCACGTCGATCTCTGCCGATACACAACACCCTACCATCGGTTTATCGTCTGTAAAAAGGTGCTGCGTTGTCTTGATCTCCTTGAGCATATTTTCGCCATATCCGCCGGAATCGGAATCGTAGTAAATCCTCGTTCCGCCGAACGTGATATAGTCAGCGTGCTCGTCGATCAAATAAAACTCGTCGCCGATGACGAGCTTGGTCTCGAACCAATGCGTACCGGCGACGATTTCCTTGTAAGTTGCACTTGTGTTCTGCATGGCTATCTCTCCACAAGGGCAAGCGCATCAATGTTCCAGCGTTCTTTCCCATCACCGAAAGATGTGTCGACCGTAGCCTTGCCGGTGCTGTTGTACATCGTCGTGACTTGCGTACCCTTTAACCACGGGTTTGTGTATGTTACTTCGACGTACTCCGGCATAAGCGCCGGTAGAACGATCTCGGCGTCTTTGGTGTACAAGGGTTTGAACGTTGCATCAATGCGGAATTTCGTAGCGATCCGCGCACGGTGCATCGTGTAATCCATCGTGCGCCCCGCGTCCGAGCTATCGCCGTCCTCTCTGGTCACGGTGTACCCGCCGCCGTCAAGATACGGAAGCATATCAACGCCGTTGACAATCAGTTTCATTTACCGCGCCCCCTGTTCCGTTCCTCGGTGTAGGTGTAAACCGCATCGCCGACCTTTCGCCTGTCAAGCTCAACCGTCGTGTGGATGTTTATCGGCTCGCGGCTTCCTGTTAAACGTTCGAGAAGCGCGTCCAGCTTGCTTTCCAGCTCGGGAGATATACCATAACCATACCCAGAGGAAAACGCATTAGGTGGCACAACGCCGCCCATAGCAACGGCGGGCATTCTCATGTTAAGACCAGCGAATTTGTCTGTCATGCGGTCAAACATTATATCGGCAAGCTCATTTGCCACCATCGTAACCCATTGGGTGTTCCTCTCAAGGGGGACAATGGCCTCTTTCCCGGCTTCTCCGGCTCCGATGAGCGTTGCGCCGTCTACAATGCCGCCTTTGGCGTACCAGTTAACATACAAATGGGGAATAGCGCTAATACCGAAAAACTTTCCAAGATCACCCGCCGCCTGCCACTGAACTTCAAGATGTGGGAGTTTAAGCTGCGGAAGCTGCCAATCGAAATGAAAGAAACTCTTGATGTTCTCTATGATCGTATGGAGTTTCTCTTTCAAGCTCTCAAACGCCTCAACGACAGATTCTTTTGCATCAGCCGCTTTCGTTTTAAGCGCATCAAACTTTTCCCGAATTGCATCGATCTTATCTCCGAACCATTCTTTAACGTCTGCAATCGTCTTTTTTAATGGCTCTGCGACGTGTTCTTTGAACCAGCCGGAGATTTCGCCCCAGTAGTTGTAAATCGTGAGAGCTATAGCAAGAATCGCGGCAATAAGAATGGGAATCCATGAGCCTGTAAGGAGCGAGATTGCAACGCCAATAGCCAAAAGCCCGGCGGCAATAAGAAGGCCGGTTTCATGCGAAAGCTCGCCGGTTTCTATCCATTCACGGATTCCAATGACAAGCATACCGATTCCGCCGATCAATAGCGTAATAGCTGCGCCAATCGTGCCAAACGCGAGAGCCGCGCCGCCCGCCGCAATAGCCACGCCGCCGATCATTTCAATGAGGTTTTGCCAATCAACGCCGTTTTCCCATGCGTCAATTCCGCCTTTGATAGAAATAACCGCGCCGCTTACAAGTAGGGCGATTCCGAGCAATTGTTTAAATCCGCCCTTAATCAGTCCGAGATTCGATAGGACTTTTCCAAACCCCCAACCGAGAATCCCCGCACCGATAGCCGCGACTAAGTCCTTGATGACTTCAAGATTGTTCTTGAGCTTGTCGCTGATCTGTACGTCCTCGTATTCAAGATCGCCGCCGGAACCTCCACCGCCGCCCCCTCCGCCAGAGGAAGAATCCTGTGCAACGGTGAGCGTATCAATGCCCATGAGCTGTTTTTTCATTTCCTTTGCAGCGCCAGCGCCGGAGGATAGATTGTCGCTCAACTTTCCCGTGTTTGTTATGGCACGCTTGAACGTGCTTTTCCCACTAAGAGCCGCAAAGAACGCCGCGATAGCGTCCACAGCCTTTGTGATCCAGCCGATGAGCGTCTGCAATACCGGAATAACCGCCGTAAGAATCGGCGCAAATGCCGCGCCCCATGAGCCTTTCAGCCCCTGCAAGGATGCTTTCAGTTCGTTGATGCTTTTCTGCGTCGCCGGGTCATTCTCGGCGTAAGCCTTGACCGCTTCGATGGTGTATTGCTTGAGCTTGCGGAACAGGACATACAGCGAACGGATACCAATGCCGTATTTGAGCAGATTCTTTATGCCGCTCTTGATGGACTGCTGCGCACCTTCAATTGCGGCCTTGATGTCAGCGCCTTTGGACGCATCGGTAATTGTCTGCGTCAGCTCCCCGGCTCTTGCTTCCTGCTCGCCCAATTCTGCGGTTTGCTTTTCGAGCTGAGCAACGATTTTTGCGTCCTGCGCTTCGAGCCGCTGCGCGGCTTTCTCCTTCTCCGCAAGAATCTTTTCCTGCTCGGAAAGCTGCGCCTTGATCTCCGTCTGGTGCTGCGTTTCTTCAATCCACGTCTGCGGGTCAGCATTAGCGGTTATCGCGGTTTTTGCCTCGCTCTCAGCAAGGGACGCTTTTAGCTTTTCCACCTTATCATAAGCCTGTACCGCCTCGTCCTGCGCCTGTTTGAGCTGTTCAACGATGGGTGCGCGTTTCGCCTCGCCGCTCTCCATGTTCTTTTTGAGCCTGTCCATGTCGCGTTGGAGTTTGTCCAATTCTTTGGCGGCTTGCCCGGCGTCGATCTCTACCGGGAACCTAAGTTCTGTCGCCATCGCATCACGTCCATTTCTTCAACATTTCTTCATCCTCCGCCGTGTACTTCGTCGGGAGCGTTACCAAGTCCCGATTCTGCCGCAGCCATTCGCGCTCGTATTTTTCGAGCTTCTTTCCCTTGGCAATCTTCGAGCGCAAAGACACGATCTGCGAAAACGCGCAATCACCGCCGATCTCCATATACGCGCCCATGAATGTCCACCAGTGTAGATATTCGACCGAGCGGCATTCGTAACCGAGCACACGGTTGACCGGCGCGATGATATACGGGAAGTCCTTTTCCCAGTCCACAAGGCGGGCGGATTTCTTCCCGTGCGGCTGTCCGAGGTCGATAAACCAGAAGCACTTCTCCAACGCCTCCGAATAGTCCGTCAGTGTTTCCCAGTCGGGGAAAATCGTCTGTATTGTCGCCTCCGCCTTGTCCGCATCGGAAAAATCAGGGTCATTCAGAACCTCTATGAGATCGAGAATAACCCTGTAGTCCGAGCGTATCGCATGGTCTGAACCGCCGACGGCAAGCGACACCGGCAGGGAGTAGATCATTTTTTGAATTTTGCGAGATACTTTTGTAGCTTCGGATTCGTCTTTTTCTTTTCAGCCGTAAAGGTATCGTTCATGTTGTCGATGAGGCAGAGCATCAGGTTGCACCACACGGGCAGACCGTCCGCCATCGCGTAGGTGTTCATCGTGCCATACAGGGGAGCGCAGACATCAAAGCCGAAAAGACCGTTGATAAGCTCTCGCATCTCCCCGTCCATCGCACGGGCGGCAGCAAAGATTTTCTTCGCGTCGTTCTCCCCGGCAAGCATTGCCTGATATTTGTCCTGCTGCTTGTCCATCGCGTCGAACGCATTAAAAACGCGCTCGATAAAGTCAATGTCGGTGAGGTTGAGCAACACCGTCACCTTTCCGTTGATGGATACTTCCTGTACCCCTGTATCATGTCTAAGTTCAAGCATTGCTTAACCTCCCGTTTTTTAGTCAGACGCCGGGGTAAACTCGATAGCGCCGCCGGTTCCCTTCGTAGCCGTGCCGATAGTGCGCGTGCCGCCGTAAGTAACCGTGATCGGCATACCGACGCTGCCGCCGCCCTCGCCGCCAAGACCCGTGACCTCGACCATGCAGGATTCGTAACGTTCCGCAAATCCCGCGTAGGTGTGGACGATGAGCATATCCATCGCCGCAAGCGCCATAGCGTCCTGCTGCACAACGGCAAGATTCCAGATTTTCTGCTGCGCCGCGTCGCCGCTGTCCAGCTCGCACGGCTCGAAAGACTGCGTAATGACAGGCTTCTTCATCGTGCCGTAGGTGTCGCCGAGAATGTCTTTCTTGCTTTCAGTAGACCAGTCGTATTCCTCGGAGCTGTCCTCTACGCGCTTGCCGATCACCGACCAAACAGGAGCGGAACTCGTGCCGGTATTCAGATAAGCGAGAAGCAGCTCACGCGCCACAGTCTGCCCCGCAGTAGTGGTAAACGTGTATTCAGCCATTCGTTAAATCACCTCATAAATTAAAGTTAAGAGAATCTGGTGATCCTCTACGTCGCCCTCATATCGGGCAAAAAGAGCCGCCGCCGTGTCGCGTTTGACTTTGCGCACGCGGATACCATCCGCAATCGTCAGGCTATCCGCGTTCGCCTCCGCCCACGCGCCGTATGCATCCAGCACCTCGTCAGCGCTCATTCTCTCGTCGGCGTTCTTCGCCGGGACGCGATAAATAAGTTTCATCTGGTACTGCGCCTGATACGAGCCGTCGATAAACTGCTTGGTTTTGTACGCCGCCTGAATGGTGGAAATGCATAAACCGCTTTTCTCGCCCAACCATTCAAAGTCGAGCTTGGAGAGCGGCTTATCCGGATACGTATTCAACCACTGCCGAACGGCGCGGCTCACGTCTGCGTTTTCTTCCGCAGACACTAAGGTTTTAGGTTTCTGTTCATCCAAGGAAATGCTTCACCGCCTTTTCTGCGTCCCGCACCCACTGGGCTCCGTTTTTCTTGTAGGACGCCTCCATCCAATGGGACTGCGCTTTCGGGTGCATATTAGTCGTAAACACAAGATCGCGGTCTGTTGGCATTAGTTTCGTTCCCTTTTTATAGCGCAAACCAACGCCCGGTATGTTCATTGGGCCTTTGCCGGTGTCTCGGTTCACCATAACCTTGCCATACCAGAGATACCACACTTGATCTGCGGTATAGACGATCTCATTGCCATCCGTCCGCGTTCTGTTGGAGAAAACTCCAGTAAGAGCCGGTACGTATGGTTCAGTATCTGTCATAATCTGTTTGGCCATAGTGATCTCCGCCGCTTTACAGGCAGATTTGAAGTTTTTCCCGCTCACGGTCTTGATCTTTAGCGTGATCCTCATTTGCCACCGACCTGCCAATGCATCATATCGCCGCCGAAATCACGAACATCTACGGTCGTCACATCGAAAACGAAATCGTATTTCTCATGAAGCTCCGCAAGGCTCATCATTTCCGAGACCTCACCTTTGACGAAATAGGTTGACGTGGAATTGCTCTGTCCGCCGCTGTCCAGCGTCCACAAGCCCTGCGGATTATTCGCCGCATAAAACGCTTTTGGCTCGACATACGTTTTCTTGTCGCCGGTCGTACTGACCGCATCAACGGAAAAGGGGATATAGAGAGTGGCGGCATCAGCGTCGGCAAGCCCCGTCTTTGCAACGTTCGTTCCCTTGGACACATCCAACAGCACACCACGTAGGATGGTAATACTGTTGTGAATCTTTAGGCCGTCGTCCTCGTAGGAGTTAAAGACAGTCACAACATGTGGGAACACAGCGCTGCCCTCCTCTGTACAAAAGCCCCGTCCATGCCAGATAGTCCATAGCGATGTTTTCCAGCGTTTTCCGGGCAGCTTCCGCCGTCTCCGTTCCGCTTGCGTATGTCTTGCTCCACGCGCCTACGGTCTGGCTCTTGACCTCGCCGCCGCTCATGCTCTGCGCTTTAGCGTTCTCGATGATCTGATACTGTTCCGCCAGCGCACAGCAGCACATAGCAAGCGCGTTGTCCGTGTCCGGGTAGTTCTTCGCCTTGCCCATGGTGTAATAGTCGATAAAGGAGCTTGCCCGCGTTGCTGCACGGGCAAACTCCTGTTCCGTCAGGGCGCTGCCGAGATATGTTTCGGTGTAAAACGTGTATGTTGCGTACATCTGCGCCCCTCCAGATTATCAGCCCACGGTAACGGCAGCCGTGCCGGACTTCGTGCCGTCCTGCTTGGAAGTCGCGGTAACGGTCAGCGCAGTATTCGTCTCATTGGAGGCAATAGTCAGCGTGCCGTTCTCGTCGATCTTCGTTCCAGCCTTAACAGCAGCCGTGCCGGAAACACTCCACAGCACGCCGTTAGACACCGCGCCCTCGCCGGTCACAGCGGCGGCAAACGCCTTGCTCGCGCCCTTAGCAACGGTAGCGGTGGCCGGGGTAACGGTAACGGTGTTGACCGTACCGGCAGGAGCGTACACCGCGAACGGGCAGTACTTCGACAGGGTATCGTTGTACGCCGTCTTGGGGTTGGGAATCTCCCAACCAAGACGCATAACCGCACGCAGCGCGACCATATCGTTCTGCATCAGGTTGTACACGATGGAATTGTCGGAAGGATCCTGCACAACGCCCTGATCAAAGATCTTGAACGTGATGTCCTGACGGATGGAGTACACCAGCTCCGACCAGTCACCAGCAAACATAAGCGCCTTGGCAGTGTCAAAAGCGCCGTTGCGCGGGAAGTACATAGGAGAGCCGTCCAGCGCATAAGGCGTCGCGCCCTGCATATCGGTTTTGAAGATGGGATTGCCGTTCAGGTCTTTCAGACCGCGCAGCTTCGCACGCATCTGGATCGCGGACATGATGCCATTAACGAGATAGCCGCTTTCCTCGACCTTCGCGATCACGCCGCCCTCGGCGAGAAGGTCATCATAGATGTACGGCGTCGCAGCCACGACGGAACCAGCCTTCGTGCAGGTCTCAAGGACGCTGTCGCGCCAAGAGGTGGGCTTGTTCGTGCCGAACAGGATAGCGCCGTCAATGACCTTGCCGAACGCCTCAACGAGACGCGGGCGGACTTCGCCCCAGATGTCATAGTCGGCGTCGTCAAGCACCGCCTCCGGGATGGGGACGATAACGGCGATCTCTTCGGCATAGATTTTCTTCTTGTCCCACTTCATTTTCGTGGTCTGCTTCATGCCGGTGTCACCATTCACGAAGTAGGCGGTGGGCAGCATGTCCAGAACGTTCATCGTCTGGGTCTTGCTGGTCATGTTGGGGAGGCGGCGTCCCATCTGGAGGACGGCGCTGCCCTCGGTCACGCCCTGAATGATCTCACGGGTTACAGGTTCGGGAATAAGACCGGAAAGGTCAGTTCTGTTTACAATGTTAGTAGCCATGTTTTACCTCACAAATTACTTAAATTTGCCCCGAATAAGGGCATTCATAGCGTCATTCGTGCCATTGGCACTATTGGCGCTGTTGCCGACGTGCGCGGACATATCCACACGCACGGAGGCGGGTTTGCGATCTTTCAGAAACTCGTCGGCTGCCTTTTCAAAGCTCACCGTGTCAGTAACTTTCTGACCGATCTTGAAACAGTAAAATTCCAGCTCATCAGCCCCCACGCCCTTAGAGGTGAGATACTTTTCCCTCTCGTACTGCGTGAGCTTAGCTTCGGCGGCAATACGCGCCGCCTTTTCGGTGTCGCGCTCTTTCTCGATGCCCTTGAGCTTGTCCGCTTCGCTCTGCTGATTGGCTTTCCAAGCCTTATAAGCGTTCATTTCTTCCTCGCTGGGCATTCCTTTCGTAGCCCGTGCGAGACGCTTTGCAACGATGGTATCTACTTCGGCTTGTGTAAAAGTAGCCTCGTTCCCGCCCTCGGCGGTGTTGGGATTGGTATTCAGTTCTGCCATGATGATTCCTCCGTTTTCCGCCCGTCGGCGTATTCCGTTTATGCCCGTCGGCAAACAAAAAAGAAGTCTATCTCCGTTGATACAAACTCCTTGAATGTTTATAAATGCGTGACCGCCAATGAGTAGTGGCGGCGCGGATTTGCTCTGTTCCCGCAAACAGCTTTTTTCGTTGGGGTCTGTTTATATGCCGTCCTCCCCTCGCCGGGCGGCACTCTCTGTCACGCTTTTATATATGCATGGCCGCTGTTGAGCAGTAGCGGCGCGGTATTTGTATCCCCCTCCGCAGGGGAAAGACAGGGGGAAAGGAAGGAAGCCCTGCCAAAGCTAAACCGTTATTTCTGTACCCGCCACAAGGTCAGGCGGCGCTCTCTGTTATGCTTTTGAAGAATAGGTATAGAAAAAGCACCGTGCGTTTACACGATGCTTTTGAACATATCAAATTCTTCGTAGGTAAGTTCCGAGAAGTCTTTCCCGGTCTCTCTGCAATACTCACGAATCCGCTTGAAATTATAGCCCGGCGATCTGTCGGGAAACGGGTCAGTCAGAGCGCCGTAATTATCAAGAGGATTCTCCGCCATAGTATCTATCATATAGTTTTTTCGCGCTCCTTTCTTCAATGGCCATAATTCTAAGTCTTGGGTTGATAAGCGTTGCGCCGAGTTCTTCTTGATAATGCTTAATCAAATCCGACTTGGCAGTAAAGTATACATATCCGTCAAAACCTTGTTTGAAGCTCTCCCGAACTGCTTCTGCAAACAAATGACCGCCGACGCCCGAATATTCCTTGCTTAAGAACGCCGGGTTGTGCGGGTTATTAAACGGGGCAGCTTCGACAATATCAATCTTTACGGCATAATTGTTGGGATCAGGCTTTAAGGCAATTAGCCCCTGTATGCGGCTATCCCCATCTGCTTTAATGCCACGAATTGTATAACCATTCTTTCGCGGAATCGTCCAGTCAAACTCCCAATCCTTAAAATCACGTTTTGTCGGTGTGACCTCAACAACGGAGGTATTGATAAACTGCCCGTCGCTCATTCTTTTCAGGCAAGGGGTAAGCTCATCAACCTCGACTTTAATTATACCATTTTCCGGCTGGTTTGCAATACTTTTTGCGGCTTTCTGCGCTTCCTGCGCCTCTTTCGGCCCGAACTCTGCGATGTTCCCGCGCTCGTATTGTGGCCGTAGCCCCGCCGTCTTGCTGAACGCCTCGTATTCCTCGTTGAGACGACGATACCGTACAGCCTTTGTGGTATACTCCTCATCATCTCCGCGCCCCTTGGCGGCTATCAGCTCGCGTTTAACTTTACGCAGGGATGCTTCAACCTGTCTCTGCTTTTGTGTCGCTTCGTAAAAGGTGTATTGCTTGCCCTCAAACTCAAAAGGCGGCGGGTCGATGTTCTCCAATTCCTCATCGGTGTATGTCCGCTCGGAAACGCCCTCAATCCAGATGTGGTACATATGGCGGCAGTTAGCGCCGCACAAGCCGTCCACCTCGTCAAGGCCGCAAACCTCATATATAGACGGGTAAATATCGCCGGTGCGGACGGAATAAACGCGCCCCTGCCATTTCTTGTGGCTCGCCCATGGCGTTTTACCCTCTCCGTCACGCGCTCCGCGGTGCGCCGTAACCTCTCTGTACGGCGTGTCAAGCAACGTCGCCGTCTGCTCGGTGTATTGCCGGGAAAGCTGGGTGACGCCCGTCATAACAGCTCTGCGGGCGGCAACGTCAACGCGGTTATGCCAGCCGCTTTCATAGTCAACGTACTGCAAGCCGCTGTCCGTCAGCATCTTCGTTGCGTCACGGATCGCCACGTTATAGCTCTGCCCGCTCTCCACGCGCATCAAGGCGTCGTCAAGCACGCGCTGGTACATCCTTCCTATATCATCAACCTTTACCGTGCCGTCCGGCGCTCGGTACGCAAAGCCCATGCTTCTGGTAATGTTCGTCAGCTCTCCAAGCGTCTGCATCTCAATGGCGTTGATCTCCGCCATGAAAAGATCAGCATTGAAGTTGTTTTCGCCAAGAATAAGGTTATCATCTATCAGCGTATCAAAATACTGCTGGTTTCGTTGGACAGCCTTGTTCCATACAGCGTCAAACTCGCTTTGCGTGAGCTTTAGGGTCTTTCGGATATACTCGTTGATTTTTTTGTAATCATACCCACGCCGCTGCAAAGACCGTATATGCTCTATCGCCGTCTCCGTCATTTCTCCGGTCACGGCTACACGGGAGCATATATCCTCAAGTATCTGCTCTTCCAGACGCTGAAAAAGATAAATCAGCGGCAGGGGGAGGGAGTACATAAACTCCGGCGTGATTGGATATTTTGCCATTACTCATCGCCCGATACAAGGCTCTCCATCTGCGGCAGGGCGGCTTTTGCAGTTGCCTCGTCTTCGTTCATATAGCGCATTCTGAACTCATACGGCTGCATGATCCCCATCTGCACCATACGAGCGTCTCTATTGAACTCCGATTCCTTGTCCTCGATGATGGAATCGTCGAAATCAACCGTGATCTCAACGTCCTCGTTTAGCCCGGCGTTCATGTAAGCATTGCCCATTCGGAGAAGAACGCGGCACAGTTCAATGAGAACGCTTTCAAGGATGATCTCGTGCTTTTTGATCGTGCGGAACATCTCAGAGTTTTCACTTATAATCTGCGTAGCCGTGGAGACGTTGCCATTATCGTATTTGTAATGGTTCTCGCCGAATCCGCACTTGCTCGATAGAAGATTGAGCATATCCTGAATACCGGCGTTGTGTTCCGCCGTGCGGAGGTTCATGTTAATCTCTTTGATGATCTCGCCGTCCTGACCGTCAGCGGGAAGAACATAAAAAACAATGTCGCTTGTATCGAACAGCGGCTCGCCCGTGTGGAAGTCCTTTGTTGCCTGCGGTTTGAGCATGACGCGCTTCTTGCCAAGCTGGAACTCGTTCACATAGCTGTCATATGTTAGGTCAACGCCCTTTAGCTGATCTATGGCATTGGCAAATACAGAAATGCCCATCGGCAGGGTTGCATCAACGTTATTGACGATGTTGAGCCGGTCAATGACGAACATACGCTGCGTAAACGGCGTATGCACGACCGGAGCAACGTTTTCAAAACCGGGAACATCGGCAAGGCGCACCTCCGACAGGCTGCCCTTTGTGTCACGATACAAAAGGTTTTCGATGTCATATGTGCCCTTTTCAGTTCGCTTGTGGATGCAGATGTAAAGGTAAGAATCTTTTTTGATGGACTTATGCGATCCAAACGCGCATTCGGTTACGATGCCGTTTTCCCATGTAAGGGGAAGGATAAGGTCAGCCGGGACATAGTCAATACGGATTTCCCCGCCGCTGCCGTTCACCTTGCCGGTCTGCTCATCAACAGACGCATTAACGACCGTCGGAACGTATGCAACCGTGCCGCGAGCCGCCTTGATCTCCTGCATCTCATTTGATTTGACAGTGAAGTTGTTCCGATCAAAAACGGAATTGATGAAATCCTGCTCTGGCTTCCCCTCAAGCGTTATCTTGCACTTTTCGTTCAGCAAAAGGTTCGCCCAGTCCTCACAAACCTTTTTCGCCATGCCGAGAGAATACAGGCGGCAGGGGACATATTTCATGCCGTTCCAGATGCGGTAACGGTGGAACTGCTTCACATATCCGTCGTACCAGCTCTTCCAGTTCTCAATGTAAGTGTAAAACTCTTCCGGCACGGTAGTATATCCCCGCGCCCGCAAAACCTCGTATATTTTCATGCTCTCACTCCGTACAGTCTAAATGTCCGCTCCATTCCGTACCGCGCAGCAGAAATAAAGTGGTCGTCTTTATCTGGATACCCGCTGATTACGTTTCCGTCTTTGTCTCGTTCGTATTCATAGTTGATAAACTCTTTATATGCCTCCGGCGTTCTCGCCGGGTCAATAACTATCCGGCGACATTGAAGCCATTTCATACCGTATTCAACACTACCGGGACCTTTTATAGCGTTCCTTGCATCTAAGCCGCTTGCTCGTAAATCCGCAACGCTTTTCGGCTCTGCGCTGTCGCAAACGACAGGGAAGTCATCGTATCCGCGCTCTTTTATCCATGCGGCATTATCCGCATTGCTCGTCTTATTGCTCCGGTGTTCGTCGATGAAATACAACGTCTCATGCGCCACGTCATAATGCATACGCAGAAAGGCGAAAGGATCAGGATACCAACCGAAGTCAACGCCCTGATATATCCGGTCGAATCGCGCTATCTCGTCATCCGTGATCGCCCGCGCTGTGATGTTGTCAAATACGTTTCCGCCGTCGCCGTTTGGCACACCGAGATATTCATGCTCGTATGCCGCCGGGTTGACCTCTTTGAGATGTTCGGCGTCGTTGAGAAATACCGTGCCGAGCCATTCGGGTGGCGCTTCAAGATACGTCGAGTGATGCCGTACCCGGTTTTCGTTCGGCTCAAGCATCTGCTGATTGACCCAGTTTGCGCGGCTCTTCGGCGGGTTATAAGACGCGAAGAAATAGGAATCCACACCGCCACGGAGAATGGATTGCTTCACGCTTCGCAACTCCGCAGCTCCGGCGAGCTGGTCAAGCTCTTCCACCCACAGAATACCGATATGACCAAACGGTGGCTTTATGGATTTCAGTTTTACCGGATCGTCGCACCCACGGAAATAGATTTTCTGCCCGGTCTTTTTTAGCGTGATTTCAAGAGGCGAAACCTTAAAATCAAAGTCTCCCGCTATGCCCAGTTCATTTATCGCCCATTGGATTTGCGAATAAACACTATCTTTCAGCGTGTTCGTCTGCTTGCGAACGATACAGGCGTGCATCATCGGATTGTTTTCCACAAGCTCCGGGACTTTGAGAGATATAAAGGACGATTTCAGACCGGCACGACCACCGTCAAAGATGTAATCCCTGTTCGGCTCGATATGTCGGTTGATGTCCACAAATGCCTTGCCGATAAGCTCGGCAGGAATCCTGCACGGCTTATCCTCTGCCGCCGCGTCGTTTGTCCAGTGTTCCCACCGGTCAACTGCTCTGTCATCTCCGCTTATCGCCTTGCCGTATACGCCAGCCACAATAGCTGCATTGCATGTCATGTCCTCGTCATCAATGGCGAGACCGGCGCGCGTGATCTGGCTTTTGAGCTTTTCCGGCGCGGGCTGTTGCGCTATCGACTTTGCGAGAGATGCAAGGCTCTTATTAGCCCTGCGAGCTTCCCCGGAGGCTATACCGCCTTTTTGCGCGATCTTCCTTTGCTCTTCCTTTGTTCGTTTGTCCAATGGAACAAGGTTTTCTTTGCCCTTTCGTGGCATACCCTCCCTCCCTTGAAAATGAAAAGTCGCCGTGTTGTTGGAGCGGTGGGGTCGGGGTCGAACCGCCGTTTGCTATCGGGAAGATAGCTGTTCTGCCGTTGAACTACCACCGCCTGTATCATTTCGCTATGTGCCTGTCCGCCATTGTTACCTTTTCGCCTTTATACATCCCGGCACCGATCTCATCAATTTTTGAAAACGGAATAACGGGAACGGTGAGGTTTTCCCGTGCCTTTGGGTCGAGGAAATAAATATATCGTAATTGATACCCTGGCAGCACTTTTCCGCCAACAACATCAACATACCGTCTAAAATCAAAATGCCCGCCCGTAATGTCGTAGTAGCTCTTCCCTCCCAGCTCCTTCCGTGGCGCTGTCGGATTGCTCTCCAATGTCATTTTGTGGATTTTCTCGCCCGTAGGGAGCTGCACGAGGTTTCCGTTCGGTTTGATCGCCGTCAAAACGAAGCCGGAGGCGCGGTAGATCGTTCCGTCGCCGCAGGAGCAGCCATCGGCGAATGAAACTACCCATTTGATTTGCGGGGCATTTTTCCGTATTAGGCGCATGGCAACGGAAATTGCTCTTGATTCGCTATTCCTGGGAAGGGTATCATCAAACGCCATTCTGTTTAATTCGAGAAATTCGTTCCACCCTGTACCGGATACCAACCCCTGCATCTTCGATTTGTCGAGGGACGGACCAAACGACATGACGCCATGCAAAACGCCATTCATAAATACGCCGAAATGGAGGCTGCTGTTGTTCACAACCTTACCGCTGTAATGGTGTTTTTTTATAAACGGGATCGCAACCTTCCCCGGAATGACACGAACATTTATTCCCTTTGCCTCGCCCATTGCCGAATCACCTCATACAACGCATTACCGTTTTTGTTTGTGTTCCCAAACGTCTCCGTTACACCATCCTCAACAAGGCTAATAGCATATTCTATCAATTCCTTTTGCCGCTCATGGAGGGTGAATGTCATCTGGCATATTTCCGGCTTATCACCGTCAGGGAGGCTAAAATCCGTTCCGTAATCCGCATCTGTCTCAATGTTGAAATCAAAATCAAACGCAGAAAGGTCGATCTCCGGCAGCTCCATCGACAGAAGATCCATATCCCAATCGCTCTCGTTGGTCTTGTTGTCCACAAGGCGCAAGGCGTTGACCTGTTCCGGCGTTAGATCATCTACGCAGACGCACGGCACGGTTTCCATTCCCAACTTCTTCGCCGCCAGAACGCGGCAATGGCCGATGACGATCACGCCGTCGCGGTCGATTACTACGGGCTGGACAAATCCGTATTGCCGGATGCTCTCCGCCACGTTGTCGATCTGCCGCTTATCGTGCTTCTTCGCGTTCTTTGCATACGGCACGATTTCTTTGATTGGGATATTCTTAACGTCCATAATCCTCTCCATCTCCGCCGCCCCCTCCGCTGCGTACGGCTTTCCCGCCTTTCGGCTACTGTTCCACATAACAAAAAGCCACGCTTTGACGCTCGGTGATCGTCCGGCGTCTCTGCGTGGCTTTGCTTATTAACATTATATCACGGTTTTTACGGAATGTCACTGACAGAATACTGACAATTTACCTTCCTCCGTGCCGTGCAATATTATACCCCTCAAGCGCTCGTGTCGCCTTGCGCCATACCGTTCGCTCATCGCAGCCCAACTCATTGCTCAGCCGATCAACGCCGTCCCTCTGCTTGTCAATGTACAGCACATCCAAAATACGGCGCTCCTCGTCGGGCAGCGCGGCAAGGGCTTTTTTCGTCAGCCGCACCTCCGATTCTGCAATGCGGAGATTGTCGGACAATAGATCGATCAGGCAAATGCTGTTGTTCATGCGTTCCTCGTACGATGTGCCGCCGCCCTGCACCGGGATCGTCCCCGCGGATGCGCTTTTAATGGAGGTCATGCGGTCGCGCTCCATGTCGATCTCCTCCGGTATGGACAGGATCGCCGCCTCGTTCTTTCGGAGGTTGAATAGGTCAGCCTTGCATTTCATTTTCCAGAGTTCGTTCATTTTATCACCTCGTTATTCTTTGTTAAACACTCTGTGCCGCATTTTTAATTCTCTTGTATGAATTTATATCCCGGATGTCTAAAGCGTTCACAGCGTCCCTTGCGAGCATTGTTTGCAGCCGTTCAAGCTCTTCCTTGCTGCATTGCTGGATACTGCACGAAAGCAGAAACGAATCGCGGAAAATTTGCGAAGCAGGGGCGCAACGAATCATAATCCCCGTCTCGTGCCTTGTCCCGCAATACTCACACACGCTCCCGGTGATCGGGGCTCCACAGTTAAGGCAGTTTGTCATATCTCCCACCCGAATTCGTCCTTTATGGCGTCTCTGACCATCCAGACGTTGAGATTGCCGCTTCCGACGCTCTCCCGGATGTTCGCCACCTCCGCCGACAGCTTGTTCACGTCCTCCTGCGTAGGATTGAAGCAGGACATCCATGCCCAGACGAAGATCGTCATGGCGATGGACACGGCCTTGTGCATGGAGACGTCTTTCGGCTTTCGCTTTGATTTACTGCTCATTGCGTGCGGCCTCCTTTTCCTCGACAATATGCTGGGCGAGTTTGGCGCAGCTCAGCTCCCCAGGGCAATCGTCCTCGCAACCCCAGCAAAGGCGCGGCGCTATTTCAAGAAACACGTCATGTTCCCAGCGGTTCATTTGCATCGGTTATCCTTTCTCCGATTTTGTTATCGTCAACAAAATCGGTTCTCATTTTTCCGTAGCTGCAAAAGTCTTCCGGTTCTACGCATATCGCCTCCCCTTTGTACCCTCTCTCGTTATCGCAAGGTTCGGTGTGTGAGTAGCACAGCCCGTTCGGGTGGTTCCGATAATGCTTACACTCGCGGCAATGCACAACCGGCTCATACCCAAGCTGCACCGCCATTCTCTTAAACTGGCTGCGGGTGGGACGGTCAATATCGACCGTCGGTGCTGCGTCTATAATGTCAATAGCCGCGTTCCATCCATCTGCATATTCAGGGACGGTGAACGCTTCTCGTTTGGCTTTGCCAATTCCGAGGGCGTCAGCGTCAATCAGCCTTGCCATTCACTACACCCCCCATTCCACCGCCACACACAGCGGTGACATTTGCCGCCGTAACATGGTTTATGCATCGCCGTCACCTCCTTTGTCGTCGGTAAATCGGAGTATTTTGCCACTCTGCAACTCCGATGTTCCGAAGCATTTTATGCCGAGATTAAAACAAGTGCCGTCATCGCGCAACACAGAAACCGTCATTGCTACGGCATTGTTTGGCAAATCAAGCGTTCTTTCCATTTTCTTCACCATCCCACTTTCTTTCTCTTTTCCACCGTCTGCACCAGTGTTCAAAGCACTGCAAATAGCCAATGTGACGATCGTCTATTGCGCACCGACACCGGATTCCGTCCCTTGTTGGATATCTGATGCAGTTGCCGCAGTTGCAGCACACACGTTTCCGCTCCTTGTTCATTCCGCACCGTCCATCTTAGCCCCGCAGTTGGGGCAGTAGTTGTTCTTCCAAAGCAGTTCTTTCTTGAAGCAATTACGGCACTCGCTGCATCTCCAAGCCGCCTTTGGCGTTCTGATGCGTTCAAAGCCTCTATCATCTGGCTCAATCCAATCTGCTTCTTCCCACCACCCATACCGTACAGGCACAACATCAGCAGCCGGAAAGTTTGAAATCGTCTCTCGCGCTTCACGCAGGGAAATCAACGTTCCGTTTACGTTCATCATGTCATCAATGTTGAACTTACGAAGCAGCCGCTCGCGTTCTATGTATTCAGCCATTGTCTTCTCCTCCGTCCGTTCGCACTTCTTTTTCAAGAATTGCGTCGATAACTTCAATAGCGTCGAGAATGCCGCAGTTTACGCTTTTGTCGATACCAAATATCGCGCCTTCTATGAAGCCTAACATGCGCTGAATCGTTGAAAAGTCTTTGTGTGTCATGGCGTTTTCTCCTCATAGTTGTCTTTCATGCCGTTATTTCTCCGGCAGCAGGAGCACTTCTGGTGACGCTTGCCGAGCCATTTACAGTTGTCGCAGGAAAGCGCGTCCTCTTCAAGCATCCGCAGCCAGTCACAGTCTGCCGGTTCGCAAGGATCATCTGGGTAGAGCTCGTTGCATAATTCGCAGATGATCGTCCGCGCTGTTTTAATTTTCGTGTATTCAGCCATTGTCAGCCCTCCTGTTCCACGCTTCGATTGCTTCTTCCGGCGTAGAGAAAAGCCGTGTTTGTGGGTGGCATAAGCAGAGCACATTGTCGCATATTGCGCGATATTTTTTGACATACTCAGTCGTTGTTTCATCGGCGGAACAACATGTATCGCTGAATGTAATCGACCTTATGTACGGGCTTCCGCCGCAGAATGGGCAAGGTTTAGGTTTTACCATAGTTTTTACTCCAATCAATCGCCTGTCCGCAATTGGGGCAGAAGCGGGTTTTTCGCCCAGCGCATAGCTCCCCGTTAATTTCGGACACAAGTCTCATGCCACAAGCCACGCAGTAAAAGTGCTTAGAGCCTTTTTGGTTTAACACAACCGGCGGCTCCGGTATCCGCTTGTCCAGCGCCGCACACGCCTTAAGGCAAGCCTCGTCTACCGCCTCCTGCGATTTCTCCTTGCCTTTGAACCCGATCTCGGCAAGGGCTTCCCGCGTAGTGTCCGGGTGAAGGATTCGTTTTGCTGCTTCGTAGGTCATGCCGCGTCCTCCCATACTGGGCGGTTTTTCTTCCACTTGCGCCAGCGGATAAAGCGCCACCGGGGCGGCTCGCTATCCAGCCACTTGTTGAAATGCGCGATAAACTCAAGGCGCAGATTGTACCGGCGCTTCTTTTCCTGTTTTTCGTTCACGATGTCAGCTCCTTCTCATATTTGCAGTTTTTCATATCGCAGCTCTTTTTATCTGCGCACACACTGCATCCGTGCTTCCGGGTGAACTCAGCGACATCCCGCTTTACTCCCGGTCTTCCTCGCTGACATCCGCAGGAGGTTACGCCGCCGGAGCGGAGATTAAAGCCGGGGAGCGTCTTCTCCCTGCCGCAGTCGCAGACGCAATCGAACATTCCATGTCCGGCTTCCCGTGTTGCAACGATGTTCTTCCGAAGAACGGTGAGCATCCCGAAGCGCTGCCCCGTGATGTCGATTATTCGTCCCTTGCCGCCTTTCTGCCCGCACCCGCACGTTTTCTTGTTGCCGGATGTGAGTTTGCGGCGCTCAACGGAGACCTCGTTCCCGCACGCGCACCGGCAGAGCCACAGCCCGGATTCTTTCTGCCGGATGACCGTAAGCTGCCCGAACACTTCCCCGGTTAAGTCCCTGCCCCGCTTCCCGGAGTTCTCCCGCGCACAACCGCAGGACTTAACCGTGTTCCCGCGCAGCTGATAGCCGGGGAGGACTTTTTCCGCGCCGCAGTCGCAGCGGCAGAGCCAGTACGAGCCGTTCCTTCCGGTGTGATCGAATCGGAGAACCATTAGCCGGTTGAACCGCTGCCCGGTTAGATCAATTCGTTGTTTCATCACAGTCTCCTCTTGGCGTAGAGCGCCATCAATAGAGCCTCGGCACAGCCGTCATGCTCCTTGCGGCAGCCCGGCGGGATGAGATTCACGCCGGGGAACAGCCGCTTGCAGACCTCGATGGACGTGTTCTTGTCTGCCGTGACGGAGAACTCTTTCTTCCATTTCTGCGGGCGGACAAGCTCATACGGAATGCAGTATGCTTCGAGCATTCCTTGCAGCCAGCCGAAACCCTCGCCGAAGTGGAACATGGACGTGACCCCCTGCCCCGGCATGGCGCTGACGTGCTCCAAGCAGCACATCGCCTTTTCTCCGCGCAGGCCGAATAGGACGCAGCGGTAGGTGTCGCGGTCGTACCGGAACGTCTGGACTTCCTCCCCGTTCAGAATGGCAAGCCCGCCGTTCTTGCCAGGATCTATGCCGATGTAGGTCATCGGATATCACCTCCCCAGATGACAACCATGCTCGGAAACGGTGCGCTGTTTGTTGCATTCCCGAATTTCAGGCGCCCGCGAACAAAGCGAATTTCGGCTTTGCCGTAAATGAACTCGTGGAACCAGCGTGTATCCGTCCGCGCCGGAAGAAGCATAACGACGGTGTTTCCGTTCGTCTTGTGTTCCTCCCACGCTTTCTGCACCCATTTTCCGATATCTCGCCCGTAGGGCGGATTGAGGAAAACCGTGTAGCCCCCCCACGGACGATTTAAGCCATTTTGTTCTTTTGTGAAGAACATTTCGCATTTGTGGTTCTCTTCACTTGCCGCCGGATCAAGCGTGAAGTGAAATTCTTCGTTCAGCGCATCAAAGAACGCTTGCGGCGTCGCCCACTCGTCCGTTGCGGAACTGAACATTACTTCTCGGTTCATTCTTCCGCCTCTACGATCTCGCCGTTGCGGAGCGTGTAAAATACATCCGCCTTGATGATCTCGCCGTCCACCTGATACGACTTAACGCAGATGCAATGGTATCCATCGCCGTCCCATTCGCCGTACTCGGCGAGAGTACACCATGTACCAACGGGAGCCTTGATCTTCCCGCGCTTGCCGATAGCCGCCGCGACGCCGTGGACATTCTCGATCACAATCCTTGCGTCATCGCCAGAACTGCCGATCTGCGCGTATCTGCCAGAACTGCCGATCTGCGCGTCATCGCCAGAACTGCCGATCTGCGCGGCATTGCCGGAGCTGCCGATCTGCGCG